TGTCTTTAAACAATCTATTGATAACTATATCAGTTATATCAACTTTGATTCTGATTACTTAAGCAATAGAGACAGACAAGTACAACAAAAGAAACAATTTGGTGCTATGGAAGAAATGTTTAAACAAATAGGTGATCCTAAGTTTAAAGATGCTGCTAAGTACATGGACCAATATCAAAGTGCTCAACTACTAAAAGGTGTTGACGAATACAATAGAGTTATATATAATAACTTTATGAAGTACAGAGCTGAGAATCCTAATGAGAAAGTTCGTATTAGTCAGAACTGGGATGGCTCATTAATCGCTACAGGCGGTTCAGAAGAATTTAATACTAACTATGTTGGTCGTATTAATACAGCGTTAAAAGCATACGCTACATTACAAGGTAAAAATCCTAATGAAGTATCTAACGAGTTCTACTCAAGATACTATCAAGACATCTTTACTAAGAATGTTAGCGAGTTATCCATGAAAGTGAAACCAGTTGAAGAAGGTAATATCGATCTCAAGAATAGACCAGTGGTACGAAATGCCGATGGTACTATAAGCACAGTCAGAAGTATGTCAGTTGGAATTGGAGGTAAAGAAGTTTTAATACCTACAGTATCTGATGATGGCAGAATTATGACTGAAAACGAAGCCATTAAACAATACTTAGATACAGGAAGACATCTAGGTAAGTTTAGGACTGTTGAGGAGGCTAATACTTTTGCTAAACAACTACACAATGAACAAGATAAGATGTATTCTCCTGGGAATACTCTTAGCAAGTTCTCATCCACTCCTGGAGGTGGAGCAAATAAAAAAGCAGATATGATCAATACTGCTTTTGTTCCTAAAATCATTTCAGAGGCTAACGCTGGTGAGGTTGACCAAATACTTACTAAACTAATAGACAAAGAATCTAGAGGATTGCATATTAATCCTACTACTCGTCAATTAGTAGAATCACCTAAGGGTGCTAAAGGTATCACTCAAGTAATGCCTGCTACTGGAATAGATCCTGGTTTTGGAGTACGACCACTACAAAATCAATCAGAAGCTGAATACAAACGATTTAGTAGAGACTACTTTGTAGCAATGCTAAGGGAGTTTAACGGAGATGCAGCGAAAGCTTTAGCTGCTTATAATTGGGGTCCTGATAAGGTTAAATCTACAGTTAAGAAACATGGAGAATCCTGGTTTACTAAGTTACCTCCTGAAACTAAAGATTACGTAGCATCTATACTATGAACTTTGAATTTGACGAAGCTTTAAGTAAGGTATTTCAGGCTGCTAAAGGAGCTGTAGTAGAGGCTACTGGTATGTCTGATAATAAGGCTATAGCTACAAATACCGCTAATGCTGCTTATGGTAAAGAAACACAGCATAATGGTAAATCAGATGCTATGCGTCATATCATATTCTCTGCTCTAGCAGAACAAGACTACACTGATGTTGGTGCTAAGACTATATCATTTCTTAATGAGAACATTACTTTCAATCAGAACAAAGCTGAGAAAGAAATGGATTATTATAACGATGCTATAGGAAGAGAGATAGGAAAGAAAGCTAAATCAAAAGAAGAAATTGTTCAAATGGCTAGAGAAGCAATTGACTCTGGCAAAGCTAGAGTTATTGGTAAAGAGTTAGAAGGTCCCTACTATTAAATAGGGACTTTCAATACCATAACTGGTATACCTTTCTTTTGAGAGTACTTGATACCATACTCGGTACCTTTACTCTTACCATCCCAAAAGACTAGTACTTTATCTGCATTATCAATCATCTGTTTATTCCTAATAAAGAAATACTTACTACTAAACTCTACATTATTATCTAGTAGATGATAGGGTAAGAACTCTATAAGAGGGATAGCATTGGCTTTAGCATAAGCTTTAGTTATCTGATCCACACCCTTAGCTCCCCCTGATAGAATAATGGGAGAGCCAGAGACGTGATCTTTCATAAACTTGTCAATAATAGGTATGACAGTTTCTGCTTTGTCTATACTTCTACTACCTAGAATACAGATCTTCATTGTTTCTCTATAGAGAATTGTAATCGTACTACAAGTAAGTCTATGAGTAAGTAGTTAAAGAACTCATCAGCTATAAACTCAAACCCTAGACTTAATCCACCAATCATTTCAAAATCAATCATCATATTTCGCAACTCCCCGCAGTGCAAGCCAATGTTTGTTGACCTGTTGTGTTATCTTCAGCTTCAATAAAGTTCTCCCAAACAATAGCAGTAGGAGTTCTAGAAGCTAACTCTTCAAACTGATCCTTAGTACAATCTTCATAAGGAGCTTGTTGATAAGTATGATTAGAGTGTGGTAAGAACGATACACCACTAATCTCATCAAAGTGTTTCCATACCCATGCACCTACTTCAGGCCACTCTTCATCCTTAACTGAGATAGTTACAGATGGTTTGTGTTCACACCAATGACGCTGATAGATTAACCAAGTCTCAAGTTGTTCAATAGCAGTCTTATCATTTCTAAGAATAGCACCTTTAGGAGCTTTCATAGGGAAACTAAATACTGCTGTACTATCAGGGCGGAATACTTCGTCTTCTACTGAGACACCTGACTCCTTGAGATAATTGTAGATCGGGTCTTTTTTATCCATTCGTATGCGTCGAATATAAAAGTCATTGTGACGAGCATGGATACCACTAGCGGAATCAACCAACTGCGATACAGTCCCTGAAGGCTTAACACAAGTGATAGAAGTAGAACATGGTATATCAAATTGTTTAGCATACTCCTCATTTGTTTTCCTAGCGACATCTCGTAGTTCCTCTAATAGTTTAGGATCAGGATCATTAGTAATCTTAGCATCCATGATGCCTGTTAAACTAACTCCTAAGAGTCTTTCATCTTCCGTATTCTTCTTCCACTCTGATGATAAGAATTGGAAGTTAGTTAAGGTTGACTGGATAGTTCCGAGAATTGTCGCAAGTCTGACCTTACGGATAAGGGTATCTCTGGTATCGTTTGCCCGTACAACCACTTCCGTAAGATTGCAGAATTGTTTATCACGGAGGATAATTTCTGAGCATGGATTGGTTCCGTAGCTGAGAGTCGGATCTCGTCTTCCCCACTTATTTGCTTGATTCTGAGCAGCAATACGATTAAAGATTCCTCGTTCACCTGACTTTGACTTAACCAAGCTGAGCCATTCTTCCATGAAAGTTTCACTGTCGGGTTTTTCTGTGTAGGCGACAGAGTTATTGGCAAGTCCTCTATGTGAATGATCATTATACCACGCTCCTGTTTTAGCTTCTCTCATACGTTTATCAGTAAGATTAGAGAGTGAAATAAGAGCAGAACGTCTTACTCCTCCTACTACTACAATCTCACCAATCATACACATAATATCGTGTACTTCAATTGATGTTAGTTTACGACCAACAGCACCCTTGAATGTCTCTACTACAAAGTCAAATAATTTCTTTAATGGTTCAGGGCCCGAGGCTCTACCACCAAATACTTTAAGTCTTGCACCAGCAGGACGTACTTTAGTAAAGTCAAAGGTAGGAATATCACCTTCCCACAAGGAAGACAATAGTTTCTTGAATGCTTTAGCCCATCCTAATTTACTATCTTCTACTACAATGACGTCTTCTACATACTTTAACTCAGTAGGAATCTCAGGAAGTTTAGAAATCTCTTGACGTTCACAAGAGAATCCAACTCCTGTACCGTTCATGAGTATATATAAAGCTTCACTAAAAGCGCGTTTATTATTAACAGCAAGATAAGAACAGTTATAAGCAGCGATATTATCTCTTTCACAGGCTTCTCCAGCAGTCATGAGTAGACGCATAGAAGGCATAACTTCTAAGTTTAATACAGAGTTATGTAATTCTGTCCACTCATTATTGGTTAATTCTACCTTAGTTTTAAGGTAATCAGTAAGACGTGTAACAGTTTCTTTCCAGGTCTCTCTACGTTTCTTTTCAGGTAAGTAACGAGCATATCTGCTCATTGCAATTACTTCTTGGTATACACTTGGTAAACTACTCATAAGTATCATATTCCTCTAATTCGTTATCTGTTTCTTTCAATAGTCTATCTAGGTTCTCTTCTATGGAAAGTACGTTGCATAATTAACTTTCTGATGACCGACCATAATGATCGCCATCGTTACCGTTTTGTCCAATAGTATCAATTCTAGATACTTTTTGAACTTCACCTGTAGATTTATTTAGTTCGTACTCAGGCAACATATCCTGTGTAGTTAACTTTTGTCCCTTTATTCTTTTTCCGAAGATAAGATCCCAGTTCTCTTGGCCCTCTTTTGATAAGGTCTTTGAGACTAGTCTTGCTCCTGTGTGATCGTTCTGACTTGCCACTTTCTAACTCCTTAAGTAGTTCTACATAATGAATGACTTTATCTAAGTCATCTATCCCTCCTTTATCACGCCATCTACTGATGTACTTGATAATGTTACCCTCAATATATGGTATGTTGTTAGCCGTAATATATTGAATAGGTTGAATTTTAAATTTCTTGTAATGCTTACCTGCTACCTGCTTATCTAATGCACTCATAAGTTATCTCCTTACCTAATATTATAACAATTTATTATATACTTGTCAACCAAAATGTTCATGACTTAGCATTAAAGTATCACAGATCTCTTCAGATAGTTTCTTAAACTTTTCTTCATGCTGGTTATAATCTGAATGACCATTATAGAATAGGTATAGATGTACCATTTCATGAAGTAAAGTGTCGCATAGTGTATAAAAAGACTCATTCTGAGTTGTTATCTGTATCCTCATAGGGTAAGGTATAAACAAACCATAGTGATCATCAGCATCAGTAATCTCAAAGGTTACCTTCCTAGCTGGAGGCATTCTCCACCCACAAAAAGGAGGCAGAGTTATGTAACAATCATATAGTTTTCTTAGGAATCTCTTGTCTAGTATCACTTGTTTTATCCTTTTCCATTTCTTTAATTACTTTATTAGATATAATATTTCCAACAAAAGTTCCTGATGTATTTACAAGAAAGTCTGCACACCCACTACAAGCCAATAACAAACCTACTAGAATCATATTTCTTAATGCCATCATACTTTTTAGCCTCTTTTTCGTTCTTGTACATAGGTGTTATAGTTATGTTATGCTTCTTACTCTTTAAGTCTTTAAACCAAGATAGTTCAGTAGGCTCAAAGAAAGACATCATCTTCCAAACTAATTGACCATTAGAGTCAAATTCTTCTACAATCCATGCGTCAGGTTTCATACGTTCACCAATTTCACAGAGCCTTTTTCTTTAAGGTTCTGATTATCCCTAAACCAATTACCACATGCACGACATTGATATCGTTGATATTTGCCTGCCGAAGTCATGTTGTATCCTCTTTTCTGGAAATTCGTAGAGGCACATGTAGGACAACAGAGTCCTGTATTCTCTAACAAGTTACGGTTAAGATGGTTCTTAATCCAAGGTTTAAAGCGTTCATAGACTTTCTCTAAAAGAATAACGTCATTCTTGTTATACTCTTCCATAGTCTTCCATGCTTTAGGAATACCTGCCATACATTGTACCCATAACTCATGACCACTATGTTCAGTCTTCTTACCTAAACCTAATGACTGAGCAACATAATCCAATTTATTAGATACAAATCTGAATCTACCTTTAGCTACTGTAAGTAGATCTATCTCTTTGAATGGTGCAGGTGGAAACATACCATGTAATAAAAACTCTTTGTTAAGAGAAGGTATATCAAATCTCTTACCATTGTAATGTACTACTGCATCAGCTTCGTCAAGTAACTTATGGATACCTTGAAGCATCTTTTTGTCTCCACTCTTTTTTACAGAATCAAACATCATCCTCTTATCGCCAAGCCATTTAGCAGCATAGCACATAACATAAGAGGATTCTTGTAGTTGGTTAATACCAATGTTCTGATCCCATATACCCCATACATGAGCTACGTTAGGAGCCATCTCTATATCTAATAAAAGAATCTTACTCATATTATTTTACCTCAGTTGTAATTGCTTTCCATTTAGTAGCAAAGAGTATAAAGTTATATCTATACTGTAGTAGTAAAGGACTATTGCCTTCTTTCAGATATCTTAGCTGGATCATTGTACTGTTCCTCCTAGTTCTTTATGAATCTCAAACTCTTGTTCAGCTTCTTCTAAGTTTACATTAATAATACCATGGTGAATTAGATCTTTAATTGCATGATCCATGAGGAATGCAGCCTCAGTAGGCTCCACATGGAAATCAAAATCATAACTACCATCTTCATTTTTTACACAGTTGCTTATAAGCATTAAGCCAATCCTTTCTAAAGTCTAGCCATTCAAAGCCATTGTCAGTAGCCCACATAGCATAGGTTGTTTTACTTCGTTTAGTTATCTTATTATCAGGGTTCATGAATAAAAAGATAATACGGACAGTAGGATTAGAATCTCTAAACCAAACCATCTTTTTTCGTGTTTCTAAATCAAGCTTGCCTTTAGCCTCAATGAATATGTTACTACGTCCAGTTTTAAAGTCTGGAATATAAGTGCGTTTTATCTCTGGTTGAATAAACTTAAATCTTTGTGGTTCATACTTTACTGTAGGAAATTCTTTTTTAAGAGTTGCCCATACCTTTTCTTCTAACTTACTCTTGAATGAGGGCATTAAACCTATCCTTCCAGTTGTCATCTAATGATCTTAAGATCCATAACACACTAGCATTCATGATAAACTCCTCATCGTTTCCGTACAGATCTCTTACCCTGTTAAACATTTCTAATTCAGTAGTGCAATTACTTAACAAGTCCGTAGCTTTCTTTTCTCCAAGACCATCAATGCCTTTAACATTATCAGATCTATCTCCTTTAATACATTGTTTATAGAATAATCTAAGTCCTTCTAACTCTGTTTGTTCTATGAATGTATCAGGTCTAGTCCAACCTTTACCATTAATTTCCCAAGAGAAATGCTTACCTGGTACTTGAAGTAAATCTTTATCAAGACTACAAATAATAGTATCTTCTGTTTGATTAATAGCTAAAGCATCATCAGCTTCTAATCCATCAGGTGCAACCTCAGCCTTAAGAGTTTCAAGACTGTATGCTTGCAGATCTTTTAAGTGTTTAGGTTTAGGTTGACTAATACGATTAGCTTTATATTCAGGGTAGATATCTTTTCTAAAATTAGTAGGGCTAGTTAAGAATGCTCTGTAACTAGTAGCACCAGTCTTATTAAGAATATTATCTAGTAGTTCATCTATCCTATATATAGCAATGCCGAGGTCATCATTCTCGGCACTAGCTGCACATCTATAGCATAATAAGTCTTGATCTATTAAAGCTTGCATTAAGTATTAGGCTCTACTTTCTTATAAGTTTTATCCTTATTAGGATCTACCAAGAATACATTGGCGGGGAAAGTTGATGTATCTCCTTTATACCATTGGATAACAATGTTCTCTCCCTCACCTTTGTAACATGCAATCAATCTATTACCATCTACTCTAGTAGCAATAGCAGCCCAAGGATATAAATCTTTTATCTCTGGTATCATGCAATCTACATTAGACAAAGTAATAACTACATTATCATTGTATCGATAGTGTAGGTATTTAAGTTCTTTAGCATCAAGTCTGGAAAAGAACATTGACCATGAAACGATACATAGAATAATACCTGATAATAGTAATGCTCTTACAATCCAGACTTCATACTTTTTCATGTTAACTCCTAGGCAGGAATATCATCTGAAGTTTCTGTATCACCAAATACATAAGCCTCAAACTGTTTAGCTACATTAATTACGTCATCAACAGATTTACCTGGACCTAGTAATTCTACTGCACTAGATAAAGAAGATTGACGAACAATAAGAATTTGTCGTTGTGCTCTTTCTTCTTTAGTTTCATAGTTAGAACCTGTAACTCTAGTACCTGATGCTGCACTTGCTGGTTTAGTTTCACTCACTGCGTTATCTCCTCCGATACTTACCCAATCCCAATAGCCAGTCTTAGCATTCTTAACTGTCTTAACATCTACTACTTCACCACCTTGCCAAGTCTTTGCTGTCTTAAATACTTCAGGATTTGAGAATGCTACTAACTTTTTAGATTGATTCTCACCTTTATCGTTCTTGTAATACACTTCTATTTGTTGATATGTTCTACCATTAGAAGCTGCTAATGTATTTTGTACTACGCTAGTTACTGTAATTTGCATGTATAATCTCCATATTTCCCCATGTGGGGCCAATTTGACATTCAACTCTCATAGGTAAGTTGAAGTCTTTACCAAACAATTTATTAAAGTTTGCTGGTATATCGTTAAAACATTTGTCAACTAAATTGACTATACTTATATTATCCCATATATTAGGATTAAAGTCAAGTATTATTGAATCATGTACAGTATTAACAAGTTTTACTCCTTCCTTTTCTTTTAGTCTATTTCTTAAACTTACTCTTGCAATAGCCATAAGGTCCGCTCCAAGTCCTTGCACTGGATAGTTAAGGATCTTGGTGCGTGGCCATTCAGCCCTATTATACTTTAGTTCAGGTGCATAGTAATAAGTCCTACCAGTAGGCATAACTAGTTTACCCTCACGTTTAGCATCGTTAAGTATCTTATCATGCCAGGCTTTAAGACCTTTATACTTATCATAGAACTGATCTATAATACCTTGCCAGAACTTCTCATTACCTATATCCCTAAAGTTAGGATCATTAGCATAACTATAAGCAGAACCACCATATATAAGACGAAATACGAATGTCTTAGCAACAAGCCTAGAAGGTAAGCCGAAACGATTCTGATTATCACTATGCTGGTCAACACTTTCCCAGATCTCCTTTAAAGCGACTTGATCTTGAGAAAGATATGTAGCACCAACCCATTCTAGTTGTTTGGCGTCAGCTTGCAGTAGCATATCTACTCCCAAATAAGTCTTTAATTTCTCCATCAAAGTTTTGTAAGTTAGGTTTACTAGACGACAGTCTACCTGTTCTTGCAACACATTGATTGAGTTGTCCGTATATCATACCATCATCCCAGTTAGAGTCTTTAATTAAAGTAACTAAACCTTTATAATAAGTTGAGAGTCTTTTTTCAAGAGTAGATCTAAACAAAAGAGTTTCAATAATTTCTTTAGCTTTCTTACTACCTCGTAATGATCTAAGAGTATTCTCATCTGTAGAGTATAGTCCTTCTTTAGCTAACTCAGATCCCTTTAAAGGATTAACAAGTCTTTGAAAGTTTACTGGATACTCTTCCCAACGTTCTTTAGGTTGACCTGCTCTAGTGCCAGTCTTAAATGTCCCAACAGCCACTCTCCGTTTAAGGATGATAGTCCCACCATATAGGAAAGCACTAAGGTGATCAGTACTATTGGGATTAAACTCAGGGCAATTATGGTGTGCATAAAGCCATTCATCAATCTTGTCAAGTTCATTTTCTAACTTATCTCCTTCTTCTATACTCTTAGGTACATTGTATAAGATACCGTTATACTCCATCTCTTGTAAGACTAATAAGTCTTGATTGTGTAAACTAACGAGTCTCTTTAAATGTGGTACAGTTTCTAATTGTTCAAGTTGTTTAAGATACACTTGCTCTGTTAACTTAATATCTTGTGCTAAGTATTCTTTAAGAATCTCTTCAGGTATGTCAGGAGTATCTATTTTATTTTTCCAATACTCTTCAGACACTACATCTAGTTTAGATTCTAAGTTGTAATAAGCACACACTTTGTTAAGACTAGGATAAGTTTCAGTTTGACCAGTAAGAATAAAATGTACTAGTTGACAGTCCCATATCCGTTTGTTATCAAAGTTTATTTGGTACCTTTTAAGCCAATGTAAATCGAATTTAATGTTGAAACCAACGAGAGTCTCAGCAGCTTCAATTTGATTTTGAATTTCACCCAACGAATCCCGATACGGAGTATTAGAATATTCAATGTCATAGAGTCCATGTGTTGTTCCTACATAACAAAGTTTATTAGTTCTATCAAAGGGATTACCTTTGTTAGATATTGTTGTCTCTACATCTAGAGTTAAATAGCGCATTCCCCGCGAGGTTCTCCATAAAGTTTATCTATTGCTTCTTCTATTGTATCATGCGGATCAGCAAAAAGCAAGAGATCTTCTGCATCTGATACAGAAATACTGTTATCAAATTGTAAAATATCTTCAACTGTTGCGTTAATAATCTTCATACATTCTCCTTAGAATAGACATTCTTCAATGTCATTTAAGTTTATCTTAGGTTCTTTATACCTAATGGTACCAGTAGCAGGATAGTCAAACCATCTTATGATTGTACCATCCCAGTCTAGTAGTACCCATCTAGTCCACTTAGAGATCTTCATACCTTGCTATCTCAGGTTTAATTAATACTTGAGTTGATCCATGTCTAAGTTCAGGTAAAGTATCTGAGTCACCTAGTAGTTTATTTTTTGTGATATTTAAATATCTATAACGACTAGTGTTATCTTGTTCCTTACCTATACCTAGAATCCAATCAGCTTCACCTTGCTTTGCAGTCTTACTGCTGTCAACCATATCCATGGTTAACCATAGTTTACCTTCAGCTTCTCCAGATGCTTGACATATAGCAATCACTGGTGCATATGTTTTAGCAATCTCTCGAGCCCATTGGTAAATTTGTTTTAACTCAAGATCATTACGATCATGTTTAAATCCTTTGATTTTATCAATCTGGTCAAAGATAATTAATGCAGGGTTAGATTCTTTAAGGATAGCATCAATGCGTGAAGCCCTTGATGAATCTTCAAAGTCATATATCTTTAACCTACTACCTGTTTTAGTTTCAAACAGTGCTTGATTTCTTTCAATGTCATTAAAGAGCTGTTCGGCTGTTACCCCAAGTACAGCTTGGTAACACCGAATAGCGACTTTGTTTCCTTGTTCCTCGTTGTTAAACCAAATGATATCACCTTCAGTTTGTTCTAACATCTTAGATATTTCACTAGCTAAGAATGTAGTCTTACCTGTCTCAGGTCTAGCAAATACAAATCCAAAGTCACCTTTGCGTAATGACCCAAGACTCTTGTTAAGAAAATCTAATCTCCATCTAAGACCAGGTGTTGCAACCTGAGATTGATGTAGGTTAGCTAAGTTTAATTCAATAGAAGTTGGTTCATCTGATTCAACCTCTTGATGTTCAAACTCAGTAAACTTATCCATTAAGTCTTTAACATCTGACTTACCATCCTCAACATCTAATGCTAGTCGAGCTAAGTCTCCTGCAAGACAGCGACGACGATGCTCTTCTAAAAGAGTAATGACTGCATCAGGGTTAGGTAGTTCAGCGTTTAAGACACGATCTAACAGATCGGATAGTTCTTTTCTTTCAGAGTCCTTAAGTAAATAGTTAGAGTTATAAGCTAACTCTAATTCTTCTTTAGTTATATTATTATTATTATATTTGTTATAGTAATAGTCTATTACTATAAATAGC